TCTATGTTTAAACCCGTCTGGTGCAGGGGGTGAATCTAAAGATGAGGGTGGAGACCAAACTTTTTTTCGTTCTTCTTTAACTCTAGTTTGACTCGCACGTGAGGTTTTTATTTTATCGTTTTCCATATGCTTATATTCCTTCCGTGATTTTTAGTTGTTTCGCATACTCTTCTAATGGCACACCTAATTTTTTAGCGATTGTAACCTGTGATGGTGTGAGCCTCACAGTTTTGCGACCTGGTCTTGCACTTCGTGTCGCCGACACTACTGTTTGTGCAGGTTTAGTCGAAACCTTTTGTTCAGTTGTACTGAATTTATGGGGAAAGTCAAGTCTTATACGCTTATCAACTTCTGCATAATATTCATCTGAATTAGGATCAAAACCCTCTGTTTCAGTTAATTTTTTATGTAGATCAAACGCTGTATACGTCATAGCACTATCCTGTCCAAACCAAGAATTTCTATCTGCCCATGCTTCAGCTTTTGGATCTGGCTGTGGTGCTTGTTGAGCAGCAGGTTGTTGCATTGCAGGAGTTCTAACAATCTGTTCTTTATTTTCAGATTGTCTTTCCTTCATAGCGCCTAACCTTGCTTCATCTAAACCAAGTCTAGATATATCTCTTTGAGCTTCTACTTCAGCATTAATATCTCCGCTGTCTCTTGCAGTTGCAAGTTTTGCTTTTGCTGCTTCTATTCCAGATGTTAATCTATTTTCTAAAGCTTGAACATAATTTGGTTCCATTTTAGAAAATCTTGTTTTTAACTGTGTGTGTTCTTGTTGAACACCTTTGGCAAATTCTAAAGCAGCTTCTCTTTGTCTTTCTGCTTCACGCCATTTTTTAGTTAACTTAGCTATTCTTTTTTGAACACCTTCACTGTATTCTTCAATTTCTGGTTTAGCTTCTTCTTTAGTTTCTTTTTCGTTAGTAGTTTCTTCTACTACTGTTTCTATTACTTCTGGTGTTTCAACAGTTTCTTTTACTTCTACTTCTTTTTTTTCTGATATATCTACATCTACTTCAGGTCCTGAAGTATCTATATCCACCATTGGTTCTTTTTTTGTTTGTTCTGTATCTGGCATAGTCTTATCCCTTCTATGTGTTAAACGTTAAGAAGTACGGATTCAGGATCTTCTATTGTTCCTAGAACTTCGTCATCATTTAATAAACGAACTTCTCCGCCTTCGATGGGTAATCTTGATCCCGCATAACGTGCAAAAATAACCCACTGTCCTTTTTTGCACCACGGTCCTGTTGGATATTTTTCTTTATCATGATAGGCCAACGGTCCTAACTTGAGTACATAACCACAGTTAGTGGAAATACGTAATTTGTCTAAAGATTCTTGAGTGAATATAATTCCGCCTTTACTTTTTTCTTTAGGTGTAAAAGGTAAAACCAAAAGTCTCCAGCCGCTTGGTTCCGGTAACTGGGATCTTTGTGCTTCAATGGTTTCGGGATTTAATGGTTCTTTTTCTTCTATCTTTTTATACTTTTCTTCTAAAGCATTATTATGTTTTGGTATTTCTGTCGATGTCGATAACGTTTCCTTGCTCATCTTTTTGCTCCTTGTTGTTTAGCAGGTTAGAGATTTCCTGTAAAATATAATTATAAGATCTTGCTTGTCCTAACATATATTGATATTTTTCCATGTTGTCAACCCCACCTGTTATCATTGTGTCTCCAACAGCTTGTAATCTTTCTCTGACTATTTTTTGTATCTTTGCTACTAGAACTAATGGATCCACTAACAATCCCACTTTCGTAGTGATTTGTTTATTCTTGAATCTGGATCTCTTGCTGTTTTAGCTGAAGTTAATTTAGCTTTCATACCTTTCATTCTTGCGCAAAACGATTTACGTCTTGGATTTGTTTTTGATTTTGTAGGTGCTTTTAATGTGCCTTTTGTGTAGCTGGCTCTGCCTTTGGCATTTAAACCACCGGACTCAGACTTACCTTCTTTTCTAGTCCATGCCGCACTTCCACCATCATTAAAATAGGTTCTCATTACGCTGTTTTTTTGTTACTTTTTTTCTTAGGTTTTTTAGCTGTCTTAGCTGCTTGTTTAAAATTTTTATTAGTTGGAGCGCCTTTATCTCCTTTTGATTTCATTTTTTCTCCTGAACCAGCTGCTATTCTTTTTCTTTTTGCATTTATATTATCGTATAGACTCATTATTTATCTCCTTTTGCTTTGTTTTTTTTTATTTTTTCTATTAATTTTTTAGATTCGTCATTTCTAAATTTAACATTAGGTGAAATTGACTTTATTGTTGAAATACCTTCTTTTATTTTTTTTCCAATAACAGGCCCACTTTTAAAAACATTAAAAAATCCTACTCCCATTATACTTTAGCTCCTTTTTTTTTACTACCAGCATTACCTAATGCTTTAAAATCAGCTTTATTTAAAACTCCTTTTGGTAGAGCTACATCTAATTTTTTTTGTCCACCAACTAACTTACCGTTGCTGTACATTGCTCTTTTACTTCTTCCTTTAAATTCTTTTCCAGGCATTGTTTTCCTTTTTTAATTTAGTACCAAGTAACTTTTTTAGATTTAGATGCTAACATTCTTTTACCATATTTTGCATCGTTTGTTTGAGATTCTAATGGATTTGAAACTTCTTTAGAAATATCAATTCCGCCTTTTAAAAATCCATCTTTTCCTACACCTAATCCTTTTTCAATTTTTGGTGCTTTTGTAATTGTTTCTTTTGTCATTATTTTTTCCCTCCTTTAAATATTTGAGTTCCCTTTATACCATAAATACTAGCAACTACAAGTATCCATAAATTAGTAAACCATTTAGGAAGTTCTGAGAACATCTCGAAAAATAGCTTTACTTTGTCCATTGCTGTAGGGTCGTCCGATACAACTGCCCAAGCTAGAATTGCTATAGGCGTTGACAGGATTATTAATACCGCCTCGTCCTTCCAGTCAGATTGTCTAGATTCTAATAATTTACCTTGGTAAGCTTCCTCACCGCTGGCCATTTTTGATGCATGCATTAGTTGTGCATCAGACATAGCCATCTTAGTTTTTTGTCTATTTGCGTAAATTTTGCTTCCAGCAGATAGTGCTAATTTTGCTAATCCAAACCAAGCCATTACACACCTACCTTTTTGATAGCTTTGTTATGTGACTTTTTAAATGTCATACCTTTTTTCATATCTTTTTTCATTGATGTCATATGTTTTGTTGTATGATGTACTTTGTGTTTCTTTAATGTTTTCTTTTCTTTTTTATCTATCATTTTGACTTCCTTTATTTTTCATCATAGCTAATTTTTCTCTTGCTTCGTTAGCCATCTCTGTTTTTTCTATTGACGTGTCTGCTCTTAATTCTGCTAGTTCTTCGTTTTGCTCTAATTTTTCATCTTGGTTTCTTTGATTCATCATAGCCTTCATGTTCTCTAAGTTTAATCTTTCCTCAGAGTCTTTTCTTCTAGACTCATTGTCCATTGCTCTAATATCTAATTCTCTTGATCTTAGTTGAGCAATAGGATCGTGACCAAATGATGAAGTAATTTTTTTCTCTTCCTTCATAAAGTCTTCCATCATCTCAGCAATTAGAACTGCTTTTCTAGCTTCAATTTGAATTTGAGCTTGTTGTATTTCTTGTTGTACTTGTGGATCCTGTTGAACCATTTGTGGGTTCTGTTGGATAGCCATAGTCTGTTGTTTAATTTGTTGTATTAATTCTCTAAATTCTAATTCAACTTGTTCTTGAGCCATTAGAGAAATATGTTCAAGACAATTTTTTTCTATAGCTGCTGTTACTGTTGGTGCTGTACGTGCTAGGTTAGTAGCCATAAAATTTAAATGAGCAGTTATATGTGCTCTGTGATCTTGACCTGGAAAAGCTTTAAAAGGAACAGCGCCTAATGCATCAATGTGTTCTAGTGCAGGATCTTTTGGACCTGGCTTGGGTGGTCTTTTTAAAATTGAATCAATATCTTTAACTCCTAATGCTTCATACATATTTCTATATACTGCATACTGATTGTGCATTTTAGGATTTGAAGCTGCCAATTGCAGTTCCGTTTGGGCGAGAGAGATCCTCTGTGTTTGAGAGAATATATTGGGATCCGCAACCGGCAGAATATCTACTCTATCATCGAAGTCAGTTTGCATGATTTGCCTTTGTCCTCCAACAACATCGTATGGATATACGGGGGGTAGATAAAGTTTAAAAACTCTTGCCATTAAATTAAATTCTTTTTTCATCGAAGCATACAGTCTCTTGTGTATTGCTGACATTGTTCTACTTCCTCTTTCCAACAAAGCTACTGTCGTGCCCACTGCCGCTTGTTGATTCCCGTCTCCTACTTGCAGGTCCGCTATGGAAGCGAATCTTTGTCCTGCAGATACCACGACACCCATAAGTGATAATAAGGTTTGCGATGGTTCCTTAAATGGAAGCATCATAAATGCGTCTTTTAAGTTTCCACCAGGAGCATCAACGTCTCTGAATTCTCCGGGTTGTATAGCTTGTGCTTCGTCTCTCATTTTTATACCACGCATTTTAAATCCTGCGGGTAAATTTGATAATGTACCTGCATCTAATAATTGTCTTAATGCTGCTGTGGCAGTTCTAGATAATCCACCGATCATGTGAATTAATCCAAAGCCGTAAAATCCTAAACCAGGTAAAAATTTAAAGTGAACAAAATAATCAATTTTTTTCTTTAATGGATCATTAATCTCAAAGTTTCTTCTGATGGATAAAGTTTTTCTTGTACCTTCTTCTACAGTTACAATGTAAGGTAATTTAATACCTGTAGGTTCTCCGTCTTGACCCATGTCTTCAAAACCTTCTAAATCTAAATTAATATGACATTCTAAAATTGTAATAAGACGATCATCTCGTCCTCTTGTCATTCCTTCTAATTTTTTTTCTTTTTCTTGTGCTTCTGATTCATTTAGATTTGTTGGGGAAATTTCTATGTCTCTATAGAATCCACCAACTTGTTGTTTTCTTAATTCGTTTTCAGTCATACGAACCATGTGAATAATAGATTCGCAATCGTCTAGTGATGTTGCTGTGTAAGGAACAACTAAATCATCAGCTGGTACAAATTTAGAAACGGCTCTTTGCATTACGCCATCATAATAAACTTTTTTAAATGCTGATCCTGCTAATGGTAAATAAAATAACATTTGATCAAACTCAGCTTCATACTCTGGCATCTTGTCCATGATTTGATAGTTCATGTAATCTTTGACACGTTGAGCTTGTTGTTCTTTAGCTGGATCTACTTTACCCATTGTTTGAGTTCTAACAGGTCCACCTGCTGGTAATAATTCTTTGTAAGCTAGAGATTGAAATGCTGTAACAGCTTCTGCTAATACAGGATGAGTTGCACCTGATGCACCTTTGAAAGGTTCTGTTCTGTCATCGTAATTAAAACCTAATAAATCTAAACCTGTTGTGTAGGCTCTTTCCCAATCTTTTCTTGAAGATTTGTAATCTGTAAAATCTGAAAACAATTGACTACCTAATGGATCTAAAACATCATCTGGTAATAGATCTGCTAAATTAGCAAAATGATCTCCACCTAAAATAGGTTCTACTGCATTTGGGTCAAAATTAACATCTACGCTACCATCTTCATTTTCTGAAAGTTCCGAAGGTTCTTTCATACCATCATCTCTTAATTTCTGTTCTTCAACTTGAACTGCTTTAGGATCTGGTAGTGTTACATTTGTTGCGCTGTTAGGTAATACCTTATCTATCTCTGCCATATAATTTCTCCGTTACTTCTTACCATTTTTCATGAAATAAGCCAAGCCCTCAGATTGAGGTCCTTTTTTAGGGGCTGTCGTTCTTGTTAGATTTGCTATTCCGCCGGATGCCATATCTGCTACACCTTTAACACCAGGTATGTTCATTAATTTTTTCATTCTGTCC